ATAGCTTGAATAATTTGAACTTACGCCTGAACTATAGTCGAACACGCCACTGGTCCCCGAGTCATTTTGTACGACCAGGACGAATTGTTTTATGGGATTTTCAAATTCGGTTTTGAAGCGGATCTGATTGAGATCTCCCAATGTGACTCTGGCAAGTTGTGTTTGCCTTATGACGTAATCCATCTGTTTTCCGAGGAAGAATTGACGGTGTTCGTCCGAAAGATAGGCAGCCTGCAAATTGACTTCTATATTGGGAAGTGTAACATTGCCAAGTTCGGCTTGAGTTCGCAGCGTGAGTCTCAAATCGATCGTGTGTCTGTTCAGAGCCAAAAGGGGAAAAGAATTTTCGTATCCTTTTCCGAAAAATGGAAGCTCGACAATGAAATTTTTCGAAGGCGCACTCGTGCCGTAGGAGGTTGGAGTGACATTCCTAACCAAGAGAACGTCGTTGCTGTCTCGGGTCCTCTGTGAATCCGTAAGATCCGACATCACAGCCATATACTCTCCAGCCAAACTCACGATGGTCTGACCTCCCACCAGAAGTTCTACACGTTCTATGAAAGCATGTGCGGCATCCTGTGGGACTGTCTGTGTGTTTACATAACTAAAATTCAGAAAGAAACCCGTTATGATATCACATGTGTCGTTGTCTATCGTACAAATACTCGATCCACCAAAACGGATATCAGAATTAAAAGCCAGACGAAGGTTCTCGGACGTGTATCCCGCGCGATCGGTGAAAACTTTTTGATAATAACTTAGTTCGGGCGTCCCTGTCAGAAAAGTGTCTTGGTATCCTGTGACGGCAAGCCGCATACTATTATGATGTGTCAAAAAAAGATTTGAAAAAATACATACGACTAATAGACATGAACATTCAACTCAAAAAATTCAACCCCGCTTCAATGGGTGACGACAAGGTGTGTGTTTTCATAGGGAAGCGTGGCACAGGGAAATCGACGCTGGTTACGGATATTCTCTATCACAAGAAGCATCTCCCGGCGGGCGTGGTGATGTCTGCAACCGAAGAAGGCAATCACTGGTATCAGCAATTTATTCCAGACTTGTTCATCTACGGTGAATACGACAAGGACATCATAGAGAGGGTCATCGACAGGCAGAGGAAGATGGTGAACATGAAACCACCGCCAGGGAAGCAGGAACTGACATCCAGGGACATCGGAGCCTTTATCCTGATGGACGATTGCATGTACGATCGACGTTTTCTGAAGGATGCCTGCATTCGTCAGTGCTTCATGAATGGACGTCACTGGAAGATTTTCTTCATGTTGACGATGCAGTACTGCATGGACCTAAGCCCTGATTTGCGTGCGAATGTGGACTATGTCTTCATCGCTCGAGAAAATGTAATCCAGAACCGAGAAAAGTTATATAAGGCATTCTTCGGAATCTTCCCGAATTTCGATATGTTCAACCAGGTGATGACTGCGTGCACCGAAAATTACGAGGTTTTGGTGCTGGACAATACCAGCAAGTCCAACCGGATCGAGGACTGTGTGTTCTGGTACAAGGCCAAGATCCATCAGAATTTCCGTGTGGGTTCGCAGCAATTCTGGAATCTCCATCAGAAGACCTATAAAAAGGCGGGAGGCGCCACCAAGCCCGGTCAGGATCCTAACGATGTCAAGAGAAATAGGAACTCCCAAGCCCTGCAAGTGAAGAAGTTGAAATAATTATTCAGGGTCAGGACGATGTCCGAATGGACATCCGACACAATGGAGACCAAATCCATCGCACTCGCGACGACCGCGCTCATTGACTCGGGGTTGGTGAGCGAAAGCAAGGCAGATGCACTGGCTACTCACCTCAGCAAGGGCGCCAAGAACTGGTGCATCAAGCAAATGAAACCCGGCGACGCGAACGAAAACCAGAAGGAGCTACAAAAGTTCAACTCAAAGGTTTGGACGGAATATCTCGCCAAGAGGAACTACATATTTGATGTTACTGAAAGTGGAGTGGTCAAGCGCAAGACACCACTGGTGGAAAAGCAGGAACGCCTTTTGGAGATCAAGAACAAGATGGTTGGTAAAACCTTTGTGCCACCCATCAAAAAGGTCAGCAAGAGGCTTCTGGACCAGGCACGACTCAAGCGACTTCTCACTATGGTCAAGAAAGACATCGAAGAGATGGAGAACGAGATGAAGGGTCTGTCAATGATCAATCAAAAACTGGAACGCTACTTTATTCGTCGACCTTCCTTCAAGCCCAAGATTTTCATCAACCAGGAAGAAGAATACCTCGACCTTCCTGACATCCCCAAGAGGAAGCGCATCCTCAAGAGACTTTTACACCTTCTGAACATGAAACGTTTTGGCAAGATGGAAAAGATACACGAGAAACTCACACAAGTTCGCAGGGACACGATGACCAAGCTGGTCCAGATACAGCGAGACATCTTCATCAATAGCAAAGAGTGCTGGGTGCGTGCAGAAAGGGCATCGGTATTGGACAAGAAACATGCAAACGACGAACTCAAAGCCGAGCATTCCAAACTCTCGGAACACATCTCATCAAACCTGAGCGACTACATGGTCGAGGTGCCAAAGCCTTTCAAAAACGCCACGGTCATCAGCGAGAACGACACGCGGGCAAACTGGAAGAATCCAGACTTCAAACGCCTCTACGCGAACCGGATGCGTTCACTGATCTACGCGATTCGCAACAACGACAAGTCCAAATTTCTGGACAGAATCAAGTCGGGTGAACTCAAGCCAAGCACATTCGACACCAAGGAGATATGGGACCTTTGGTATCAGGAACCCAAGAAGGAGGTGGTCGAGAAGAAGCCAGAGGAATACGACGATGGGATGTTCAAGTGTGGCAAGTGCAAGTCCATGAAGACCACCTACGTGGAGAAGCAGACGCGCTCAGCAGACGAGCCCATGACCTTGTTCATCACCTGCAGGATGTGCGGTCACGTGATGAAGCGTTAAAGAAAAGACATGGAAGATAATTAGAATGTGTAGCATCTGCGGCGAAGACATTTCCTTTGTCTGTAGAGTCAATGTCCGTTGCGGTCATCACGTTCATCACGAGTGTCGCCTCGGTCTCGTCCCATTCACAAAATGTTCAATATGTAATAGAATTATAATTAATAAACTTGATGTCTACACGAGTGACAATGATGAAATATGCCACAAGCGTTGTGATACAAACACGCGACGCTACTATCCACCTTGTCCGGTGGAAGGGTGTGGAATGGCTCTACACAAACATCACGTGATCACAAACAAACAATGTCAGCAGCTCATAAAGGAACTCGAAGGAAAGACGTTTGAAGAACGCATGGCGATCTACCTTTCTTACGGATTCCGTGAAGATGAATTGGGAGGTGGAGAACTTGACGAAGAGACATGGAAAAGAATTCAGACAATCATCTCGGCTTCTTCACAGGAAAAGGAAACAAATGAAGAGGTTGTGATTCCGAAAGAACCCAAACCAAAACCGGTAATCACACCTCCCAAAACCTACGAACCCCGCGAACTTGGTCCCGGAGAGCGATATAAGCCACCAAACAAGTCTAGACGACCCCAAGAACACGGAGCTTCTCTAAAAACTCTTGTTCCTCGCTCTGTGAAGGGTAGGGTTCATGCGCCCCCTCAAGAAGATTTTGCTTTATTTTCGCAAGGTCCAATCTAGAAAGGGTCACAGATCCGAGAATGTAGTCCTCGTAGGCCTCGGCGACCGCTGGAATCAGTGGCTTCACCAGGTCGTACATCGCCTTGGCGTACAACTGGATCTCCGGTTGGGCATGACTGTCCATCCTGAGACGCAGATAGTGAAGGAGATTGTGCAAGTTTATCTTCCAATAGAACTCGGTGTAGGTCGATAGGGGCAGGTGCTCCCTAGCAGTTTCCCTGGCTACCCCGTGGTCCAAGAGTCTTTGATAGACCTCGAACGCCTGTTCGCACGAAGCCTTCTGGTCCCTCAGCAGCACCATAGACTCGGGAGAATCCAGTACTCCCTCGGAACCCTGGTGGTTCACCTTGGACTGACCACGGAACTCGACCGGAACGTGGAACTCCTCGGGCAGCTGCGAGTAGCGTCCAGAAATCTCATTGATGCTGGCGGTTCGGTGACGCATGTGCTGCCGAGCCAGAAAGATGGGCATCTTGATATGAAACTTGAAGTCCACCATCTCAAAAGGGGTTGTGTGGGCGTGACGGAGCAGGTAGCGAATCAATCCGCGGTCACTCCGAACACTCTTGGTGCCTTCTCCATACGACACTCGGGCGGCCTGAACTATGGCGTGGTCAAGATCCTCCCTCGGCATTGTATCGACAAGACGTACGAACCCATGCTTTTCAACACGGATTTCTGACATTTATACTACTATCGAATGTATTCTCTAATTAACATCACATCACAATCTCCCTCCACCGGAAGACCCTTGTCCCTCCACCCTTCCAAACCATCTTCGAGAACAAATATGTTAGTAAACCCATATTCGTTCATGTGGACCTTGGCCATCTTGGCAACCAGTGACTGTTTGTTATTCCCATAGAGCACGATGGCTTGGTCGAAACCGGGGAACGTTCGACCCGTTCCAGAGAAAAGTCCTTCCCCGCGCTTTTCCACGTCCATGTAAGTTACCTTTTCAACTTTTTCGGGTGGTTCACTTGGCGTATCTGGCTCCTTCGTCGGCATCACGATCGGCTCATTCTGTCTGGAGACCTCGACGTCATACATTCGGAATGCCCTCTCCAAATCAGTCTCTTTGTTGATCTTCAACTTGGTCGCTTCTTCCAATTTCTTGGACTTTTCGGCAAATTCCATTGGCTCGATGTTCCTCAAAGGTCTTACTTGTTCAAAAGCAATTCTAGCACTATTCTCTGCTATCCGAGCATTGTTTGAATCGTCAGTTGCAGTGATCACCCTGGCCCGTGCCAACAGCAGGCGATCGGAGCGCTCCCTAAGAACCTTCTCCTCGTAGGATCTCTTTTCGACCCGCTGGGGGTCATTTTCACCAGCAAGAACCGCATTGATGCGATCAAACTCCACCATGGGAAAATTGATCGAGTTTGGAAGCCTGCAATTATTAAAATGCTTCTGTGAACCTACGTGAATCAACATGAGGTTTGGTCGTGACAATCTGAGACTATGTAATTGTTCTGGTGAAACCATTATATTAATATTACTCATAATTTCTTACGGCGAGTGCCACGGGAAAGCGAGGAACTCCATCTTGGGTGAGTCCTTGAAATTGAACGGTGAGCATTTCACCCATCAACTTGCCTCGGTTCTTCCACAGCTCCCTTCGACTCTCCATGGTTCCCTTGGGTCGAGCCTTGAATGTGTCTCCGTCCTTGGTCTCGCAGATCCAAATGGGTGTCCCACGGTCCTTGCCTTCCGCCTCCTCGGCACCCACGATTTCAAACTCCTCGGTCATCATCTTCTTGTACTTGATGCACTGGGACGAGCGCCTGTTAAGCAAGTAGGGACTATCAGCCACGCGAACCACCACACCCTCGTGACCCTCTGCCACAAACTTGTCGTGATATTTGTCAGCATCCTTGGCGGTCCCTTGATAGGCTGGAACAATCTTGATCATGGGGTGATTGATTTTCTTGATGATTTCCTTCAGTCTCTCGTAGCGTTCCATGAAGGGCATCTCCAATTGACTGAGACGAAAGTAGTCAAAGCAGTGAAACTCCAACTTGGGTGCGTATGGACTTTCTGAACCACGGGCAGCACTGGTGATCTGTTCGAAATCCAAGTCCTTACAAAAGAGTTCACCATCCAAGAACTCGCCCTCCTCCAACGTTCCTTCCAGTGCCTTTTCCAGGTGGGTCAAATGTTCAATCCTCTGTTCATTCCTGGACTGGAGCAAGAGTCCACCACCTGAAAATCCAGCGAGCATCCTGACACCATCCAACTTGGGCTGAAAGCGAATGTCACCATCAATCCCATAGGATCTCGAACTGAACGAGTAGAGTAGCATGGGTCTGAGGACAACTTCGGATCTCAATTGAATGTTGTCCATGTACCCCAACTTGACCTGTTTTCGCCACATCTGAGCGGCTTGCTCCTCGATGGGAGTCTTGCGTTTGGCATCGGGAGGGCGTTCCGTCACAGATCTTTTACCATCGATAAGACCTGTGGTTCGTCTAATCATTCCATTGACGACCTCGACTTGCCAAATGCGAGTCTTTCCTTTGGCATCCTTGCCATAAAGAGCCGGAAAGAACGTCATTTAACTAATATAGTGTTTTTTGTTTAAACCCCAGTGGAACCGAAGCCTCCCACGCTCCTAGGTCCGAGACCTTGATTCCTCGCGTGATCAATAAGGTCTGGCTTGAACTGATGGTCTGGTAGTTCTGATGGGTCAGGAGCCACCGGAGGATCCTGAATGGGAATTTGTGGATACAGATCCGGGTCCTCAACAAGGTCACAATGCTCATAACGCTCCAGAATCATCTGAGCGATACGATAACCCTGCTTAATGTGAAACGGGCGGTTTCCATGGTTGAACAGAACAACCCTGAGTTCACCCTCGTA